GCGTCCAAGTATTTATAAATACGATTATAAAGGGTATGAATGATATTCAATCCATACAAGATAAACAATTCGCAGGAATATATGAAAGCATTGATGGAAAACCACATACAGAAAAAAGACAAGAATATTGGTGTTATTGTGTTCAAATTGATTTATTAGTACGATTTATGGATATTTTAAAGCCTTATCCTGACGTAATTGATAATAAGTGTTGCGACGTATTATTTGGTGAATATCTAAGACGTTTAAGTCCTAATTTATTATATGCGATAATAGACCTTAAATTATATAATTATCGGATTGATGATAATAGCGATAGTATCACCGGCGAGATTAAACAAACAAGTCATGTTGTTAGAAAACCGATGAATGTTACAGCGGAAAATATGGAAGAATGTGCAAAAGATTTAGATAAATATTTAGATAGTAATATTGATATCTATTTACATGATACCTATTTGAGAACAATTGTAGGAATGGATTTTGATAATATTTTGAAACATGAATTTATGATTGAATATAATGTTTTAAAATTGGTTAAAAAAGAACATATGCAGAAAATATTTGATTTTCATAGTAGATTACGTCAAATCGCAAATTTAGTATTTGATATTAAACTATGATTTTTTTCTAACTGTATATGATATGCGTAAAAATTTAAATAATATATTTATAATATTATTATAAATGAATACATATATTACAAACTATGGAAATGTAACATTATATAATAATGATGATGGTATTGGATACTCATTCCAAAGAGGAATTTATTGGGATGAAGAAACGCTTATAAAATTAAAACAACATATAAACCCAAATCGTAACATTTTAGAAATAGGTGGGCATTGTGGAACAAGTACTTTGGTATATTCAAGTTTCTTAAATAATAATAATAAGGTTTTTGTTTATGAACCCCAAAAATATTTATATAAATTATTGGTTAATAATATAGAGCAGAATAATTTACAAGATAAAATTATACCTCATAATAGTGGAGTATTTTGTTATAATGGGATAGGTAAAATGAATGATACGACTTTAGATATTGAAACTAATAATAATGGAATAGTATTGAATAGATATACTACTGAACAACATATATATTGTAATTTTGGAGGGGTACCTTTAGGAAATGGTGGTGAAGAAATTAATCTTACAACAATAGATGATATGAATATAGAAGACATTGGTTATATTCATTGTGACGCACAAGGTTCTGAAAATTTTATATTTTCAAAAGGAACCAATACTATTAAGAAATGTAGACCTCTTATATTATATGAGAATAAAGAATTGTATGGAAATCATTTTTATGACAATATATGTAAATCATATTCAGAATACAAAGAAGAAAGTATTTTTGATATAAAAATATACTGTATGGATATATTAGGATATTCTAAATATATTGATAAATTCAATAATGGAATAGATACATTACTAATACCCTAATATTATTTTTTTGTTATGACTACTTCTTTGAGAACATTTTTTAATATTTTATCCATAAATTTTTCTTCTTCTTCGTCATTACGACTACCTAAAGCCGCGAGTGATAACTTTATAAATGCGTCGTTTTCTTTCGTATTTATTTTTACACAATCTGGATATTTCGCTTGCCATTTTGGAAATTGATTCAAATTTAATTGTGCTACCTTTTTCACTACTTTTTTGAATTTATTTTTATCTTGGTTCTCTTTCGTCCATACATTATCGTCTTTGATATAAAGTGTTTCTCTTTTGAAATCAGTACAATGCATTGGACGTTTCTCTACTTCCATATCCCTCATTTCGTTTATTATTATACGTGATATTCCTTCTACATATCCTAATCTACCAGTAGCCTCAAAATCTTCTACTTTCAATTCTAAAGAATTTACAAAATCGGTTATATTGATAGCATCTTTACACGTTTCATTTAAGAAAAATTGTAGATTGAATTGTTGGTTATTATTGTTTAAAGTGTTGTTATTCACAATAGACGGTGTTTGTGCCATTGTTACTAATTTATTTTGTAATTCTTTGTTTTGCTCTATGAGAACATTTTGTAATTCCTTACTTTGTTTGAAAAATTCCATAAACATTTCACTTGTTATTGTATTTGATGGTTCTTTTACTGAATTAACATCAAGGATTTTACAGTTATATTTATTTTTATGTTTCCATAAACTGTTATAACTATTAAATTGTTTGCTACAACCATCACAGATATTATTTGGCGACTTTTTTACAGTTTCATTATTTTCATTATTGATTTTATGTTTCAGTGTCAATAAATGTTTATTATAATCGGTCTGTTTACTCGTATAATAATGACATTTTTCACAATTAAAATTAGGAGAGATTTTATTGCGACAATTTATTGATAAAGTCGCTTTTTTATCTCTATTTTGATGTTTCAGTGTCAATAAATGTTTATTATAATCAGTTATTTTGCTCGTTTTATAGTTACAAATTTCACAATTAAAAAATTCTTTATTTTTTTCGATTTTTATATTGACATTCATATAAAATAAGTCAATATAAAAATCTCCTAAATACTCTCCAAATAATTTTTTTTGAAAAATTATGCTAACAAATGTTGAGTTATTTTTTTTGTATTTTGCCCGATGACCGAGTAAATTGAACTTTTTACCAAAACTTTCCTCCAGCTTTTCAAAATTGGACATTTTTAAAATGTCCATTTTCGAAAAGTTAACTACTAGTTTCCCCGAACTTTTTAAGGGGATTTTGTTTTTGTTTTATAAAAGCAAAAGTAAAAAACTATTTGAGAACTTTGCTTTGTTTATCTAATATAATTTCTTTGAGAACATTTTTCGTTATTTTGCTCATAAATTTTTCTTCTTCTTCGTCATCACGACTACCTAAGGCGGCGAGTGATAGTTTTATAAATGCGTCGTTTTCTTTTGTATTCACTTTTACGCAATCTGGATATTTCGCTTGCCATTTTGGAAATTGATTCAAATTTAATTGTGCTACTTTTTTTACTACTTTTTTGAATTTATTTTTATCATTGTCCTCTTTTATCCATACATTATCGTCTTTGATATAAAGTGTTTCTCTTTTGAAATCAGTGCAATGCATTGGACGTTTCTCTACTTCCATATCTTTCATTTCGTTAATTATTATACGAGATATTCCTTCTACATATCCTAATTTTCCTGTTGCTTCAAAATCTTCTACGTTTAATTCTAATGAATTTACAAAATCGGTTATGTTGATAGCATCTTTACACGTTTCATTTAAGAAAAAATGTAAATTAAATTGTTGGTTATTATTATTCATTGTATTGTTATTGTTTATAATACAAGGATTTTGAGCCATTGTTACTAATTTATTTTGTAATTCTTTGTTTTGCTCTATGAGAACATTTTGTAATTCCTTACTTTGTTTGAAAAATTCCATAAACATTTCACTTGTTATTGTATTTGATGGTTCTTTAACTGTATAAGAACATTTTTGCTGATGTTTCCATAACCCACTTCTTGATAAAAACGATTTATTACAATTGCTACATATATGCTGTTGTGTTTCATTTATTCCCTGACTTTTTAGTAAATGTTTTTTACTTTTTTCATGCTTGATAAAATCACTTTTATGTATTGTATTATAATTACAGCATTGACAATGATGTGCGGAGTTTTGTTGAGAATTATTATTTCCATTTATTTCCATCAATCTGGTTTGATGTTTCAGTGTAGAATTATGTTTTAATAAATCTTTATAATATAACGTATTATAATCACATATTTCACAATTAAAATTTTCGCGGATTTTTTTTGGGAATTTTAGGAATTTCTCCATAAAATATGGAAATAGATTTTTCTCTAAATTTCTCCGCTATTTATTTTTAATAAAAAATTATGCTAACAAATGTTGAATTATTTTTTTTGTATTTTGCCCGATGACCGAGTAAAATGAACTTTTTACCAAAACTTTCCTCCAGCTTTTCAAAATTGGACATTTTAAAAATGTCCATTTTCAAAAACCTTCCTCCTACTTTTGTACAACTTTTTCATTAAGACTGAAAATTAGGAAAATGTCAAAATTATAATTTTCAAACCATTATTAATAACAAAAAATTGAATGACTTTTTCTTTTAATTTTCAATGTCAATAAAAGAAAATGAATGAACATAAGAATTCCCGTATTTTAGTATTTGATGTAGAAACCACTGGTTTATTACCAAAAACCGACGCTAGTGGCAATGTACCAACATTAGGACAATATCCATATGTTTTACAATTTAGTTTCCTAGTTTATAATAGAACAATGAAAAAAATAGAAAAAACACACGATTATTATATTGATATACCATCAAATGTTATAATCCCTGAAAAAATAACTGAATTAACTGGTATCAATCGCGAAATATGTAATAAAAAAGGTGTTCCATTTGTGTATGCGATTGAAAAATTCTATAATGAATATATTAATTGTGGTTGTATTATAGCACATAATTATGAATTTGATAAAACAATGATTAAAGTGGAATTACAAAGAAATAAAGTAAAAATTAACGAAGTCGCACCTTATTGTTTGAATGCTTTTAGTTTATTATATGAAGAAGTAAATAAAATTCGTAATTTCTGTACAATGCGTGCTGGAACAAGTATTTGTAACATTGCTGTAAATAGTGAATCAGGCAAACCCTATAATAAATGGCCCAAATTGTCAGAATTATATTTTCATTTATTCAAAGAATTACCAGATGGCTTCCATAATTCAATGGTTGACATATTGGCTTGTTTACGATGTTATTTAAAAATGCATATAAATTATGAAATTACCAAGGAAGAATTCCAAAGTTTATTAGAAAAAATAGAAAAAATAGAAAAAAAATAAAATTACAAAAAATACAAAAACTAAAAATGTGAGCACAAATGCTCATATTTTTTTATTACTACATTATATTTAGGATAAAATAATTATATTTTATATAATAAATGGATATTTGTCCTCAACCCTCTCCAAATGATTTTAATATTCATAATCAAGTGAATAGTGCTATAACTGATGTTTTACAAAAGATGACACGTAGTGGTAGACAATATGGTGGTAAATTACGGAAAACAAGAAAAACTCGCAAATATTATGGAGGTGCTCCAGCACATTGTCATATGATTTGTGCGGCTATCGTCGCTGCTGCTGGTGGAATGACATTAGCAGGTCTTTATTACTTTTATGGAGCAGCGGCAGGAATGCTTGAACGGGCGATGGGACGTGACGCATTATGTCAGACAGGTGTATGGGGATATGGTGAAGATTGGGCTAGACTTGCTGCGGGTCAACAGGGTTGTAAAGCAGCAGCTGAAAATTATTATAAAAATTTAGAAATTTTATATACAAAAGTAAATGCTACATTAGGTGCTGTTACATTAGTTACATTAACCACGCAATATACTAATTTATATAACATAGTTGTTCAAATGACTGGATGTGATGTAGCACAACAAGTTCAAGCAACAGGGTCTAATTGTACACCTGAAGCAACTGGCGGAAATCCACCATTGAATGATAAAGATAAAACCATACAAACAATTCCTCCTACTAAAGAATCATTAAGTTTTTTGGATAAAATAAAATCATTGATAAAAGCAAAAGGTGGAAAAATTGGAAAAAGACGAAGAAAGACTCGAAAAATATATAAATAATATATATACATGGATTATTCAAGATTTAGCAAAACAGATAATATAGTTAATGAATTCACTACTTTGATAAGAAATGATGAAAAATTAGCAATTGGATATATGGATAATTTATTAGGTATATTATTATCAAAAAAAATATATTCAAAAAATCCGAGTATTAAAGATAGTGATAATATGTTGTTTTATGCTATTAGAGAAGGTAAAGAAAAGCTTGTATCAAAAATAGTTAATTCAGGTGTTATTGAACCAAATTTTGTCAATGATAAAGGACAAAACGCGTTATTTTTCGCTACATTTCATAATCAATATAAAATTGCTATAAAATTATTAGATAGTGGATTTTTTGACCCTGAACAAAGAGACAAAGATGGATATGTCGTAATAGAATTTATTGAATTTCATGATAATATTGACACTGAAGAACAAAAAAATGATAAATTAGAATTATTGATAAAATTATTGGATTATTACATTAAAAATAATATTACAAGCAATCAAAATTTTCAGGAAACGATAGACTATATTTGTAGTGAACAGATATTGATATATGAATTAAATAATAAATTAAAAAGAAAGAAATCTATGAATATAAATATAAATAGATTTAAAGAATTTGTTAATTTAGACAACCCAGAATTACTTTGTGCTCAACCAATAAACGCTGAAACCGGAGCTTTTGTAAACGATTTGAATGTGTTTTCAAATTCTGAACCAAATTCAAATTTGTTAAAAGCAAAAAATATAAAAATGCGAACTCCAGCAATAGCCTTACCAGATACAGAAGAATATTTTGATGAGAATGAATATGAACCAGAAGAAGAAACTGAATTTTTATTACCACCACAAAAACGCGTTGGTGGAAAAAATAAATCAAAAAAAATGAAACAACAAAATAAAACAAAAAAACAAAAAAATAAAATCAAAAAGTAAAATAACTAATTTAAGATGAACACATTTCACAAATTTCGTGTTCGTCATTTAATGTATTCGCATTTTCTTTCTTTTCAGGTTCGATAGTAAATTGTTGAGCATGATGGCGTCCTCTACGTCTTAAATAATAAATTCCAGTTTTTAATCCTTTACTCCAAGAATAAAAGTGCATAGATGTAAGCATTGAATAGTTTGGATCTTCTAACCATAAATTTAAACTTTGACTTTGACAAATAAATGCTCCTCTATCTGCTGCCATATCAATTAAATGTCTCATAGGTATTTCCCATACAGTGCGATATTTATCCCGTATTTTTTCTGGTATGGTTTCTATATGTTGAATACTACCATGGTTTGCTATGATATTATTCTTTATTTTTTCATTCCACATATCTAATTTTATTAAATCTTTCATCAAATATTTATTTGCTAATATGAATTCACCTGCTAATGTGCGACGATTATAAATGTTACTGGTTATAGGTTCAATACATTCATTAAATCCAAGAATTTGTGATGTAGAAGCAGTAGGCATTGGTGCTAATAATAATGAATTACGTAATCCAAATTGTTTTATTTTGGTTTTCAAACCATCCCAATCATATCTGGTTTCTTTCTCATTTGGATTAACGCCCCATAAATCAAATTGTAATTCACCATTACTTGCTGGAGAATTTTCAAATGTCTCATATGAACCTTGTATTTGTGCTAATTCACAAGAACGTTCTAAAGCTGCGTGATAAATGGTTTCAAATATACATTTATTTATATATTTAGCTTCATCACTACAAAATGGTATATTCATCATCATAAATACGTCGGCTAATCCTTGAACACCGATACCAATTGGACGATGTTTTAAATTACTATTTTCAGTTTTTGGGGTTGGATAAAAATTAATATCGATAATGCGATTTAAATTAGAAGTTACTACTTTTGATATTTCGTGTAATTTTTCATAATCAAAATATGGTTGTGGAACTGATGCGTCAACAAATGTTGGTAAAGCGATACTAGCTAAATTACATACAGCGGTTTCTGTATTATCAGAGTACTGTAGAATTTCGGTACATTGTGAAGTAATTATTCCGTTAAAAATACCACTATTTTTTTTAGGTTCAGTAAAGCAATAAGTGTCATCTTTTCTACCTTCGTCTATTATTTTTTCAATTTTGATGAATTGATTTGCTGAACGATTTGGAAAATTTAATTCATTTAATACAAGTCTCTTTGGATTAAAACCAAGTTTAATTAATTTAACCAATTCATTAGAAGTTATTAATAAACGAAATAATGGTTTTGTATCAAAATATTTACGACCTCCTTTTCCATCAGGTAAATAACTTTGACTTATACCTCTCATTTGTCTTATTTTAGGATTTATACCACAGGTTTGTAACATATATTTTATATTCATCAAAAAATCTGTATTAATAGAAGAAATTTGTAATTGTTGATTATTTAGGTTATTTGTTATACAACCATCCGCATCACAATATCCAGAAAACCATTCCATTTTATCTTTTATACTATTATTCATTGGAACATAAAATTTTTCTTCAATATCAAGGGGTAGATGTATAACAACTCTATTTTGATTTTCGCTTACAGTTCTATAATTCATGTATTGTAATAATTTTTTTTTTTCATCATATAAATATGTTATTGGTTTTTTTATATATGATAATCCATTACATCTATTTTTATCTTTGCTTTCATAATTATCTAATAAATGAATATTATGTTCTGTTTCAAAATCAATATGTCGTTTACAATAATAATGTCCTTCAATACATTTAAAATTACAACGGATATGTTCTTTATGATTATTTGAATATGTACCGTCTCCACAAAAAAATCCATGAGTATATGGATATAACATTTTTTCATTTCCGTCAATAACCGGATATTCACATTTTATAATTTTATCATTTTCTTTCAAATTTTGTGCTTCTACAATTTCTATTGATTTTTTTGAATAATTATTTTGAATAAAAAATTTATGATATTTAGTACAACTAATTTTACACCCATCGCTTGTGTATACATCAATTAATTCTTGATTTTCACCTGTTTTAAATATTTGTACATTGCTATATTGTTCACCATTCCATACATTTACAAATTGTCCTTCTAAACTTTTTATTTCAATATGTCCTTTATCTGTTAAAATTTTTGTTTCAGGAGCAACACATAAATTTGACGACTTTATGGTGCCAATATTTTTTTGATTTGATTTTTTATTACACGCGTCTTTATATAATAAATAAGGTGTTCCAGTTTCCATTTGTGCGTCTAATACTTGAAACCATAAATCACGCGCTTTCATAGTTTTTCTACCTTTTCCGTTGGCTTCGTATTTTGAATATAATTCGTTGAATTCATCGCCATAAACATCTGATAAACCAGGGCATTCGTCTGGACACATTAATGTCCAATTGCCATCAGTTTTAATTCGTTCCATAAATAAATCAGGTATCCATAATGCGTAAAATAAATCTCTGGCTTTTAATTCTTCATCACCGTGATTTTTGCGCATTTGTAAAAACATTTCAATATCTGCGTGCCAAGGTTCTAAATAAATAGCGAAACTACCATTGCGCCGTCCGCCTCCATTATGAACAATACCTGTTTCCAAAAGATAATTATGTTCTTTTACCATTTGTAGGTCATACAGAATTCCATTGTATGTATTCTTTAAAATGGATTCTATGCTTGTATATACAAATTCTCTCTCATTATCAACATATTCTAATCCATCTGGTAATACTTCTTTACATAATCGTAAATATAAATAATTTACTTGAGATTCCATATGACAATCATATTTTAAATCTTTAAATATACAAGATAATACTTTTATTTTATCTAAGGATAAATTTAACCAACGGCTATGAATTCGTTTTTGATTAGATTCATTATAAAAATCACTATATCTAAAAGGTAATTGTAATGATGGGTTCCATATAATGGAAACATCCATAAGAGTGTTGTTATCAATAAACTTATATTCAACAAGTTTTGAATTCAAATAATTTTTTATAAAATCAGTATCAATATCGTTATTAATATGAATGACATAGTTACCGTTTTCAATAGAACCACAATTCATTATATAAGCATACATGCGACAATCATCTTTTGTAATATTAGAAATATCATTTTCATATGTAGGAATGGAATAAATAATTTTATCGGTTAAAAATAATTCTCCAGCATCTACCCATTGTTTTTCATTATCACGTAATACATATATAGGATGTTGTGGTGTAATTATTAATTTATTCTTATAAACAAATTCTGTTTTAATTTCTAATACTTCTCCTTCATAAGGATGCTCAAGTACATTTTGTATTACTTCAGTTTCACCTTTTAAATTATAAATTTCGGTTTCATTCATAACACAGTGTTGTATTTGTTTAGGACCTTGTGTTGTATAAATAATTGTTTCAGGAAGAATACATTGATCAACGTATTTAGCGGTATTATTAAATACTTTTAGCATTGGAACAATGCCATTAGAAGACCCATTTGTTCCACGAATATGACTACCTGAAGCACGAACATTATGTATATGTAACCCAATACCACCAGCCCATTTGGATATCAACGCACAATCTTTTAATGTATTATAAATTCCTTCAATACTATCATTTTCCATAGCAATTAAATAACAAGAAGATAATTGTGGATGTGGTGTGCCTGCGTTGAATAAAGTAGGTGTAGCATGTGTAAAATATTTTTGAGACATTAATTCATAAGTTTCTTTTACTTTTTCATAACTATCTCCGTGTATACCAATTGCTACACGTAACCACATATGTTGTGGTCGTTCTACAGTAATTTTATTAATTTTCATCAAATATGCTCGTTCTAGTGTTTTAAATCCAAAATAATCAATCAAATAATCTCGCGAATAATCACATAATTTATCGTATTTTTCACTATTATTATTAATTAAAAAGTATAAATCGCGTGAAATCAATGGTGAATGTTTACCGTGTTTATCGCTATATTCGTATAATTGCGACATCACATCACTAAAAGTATTACTGGTGTTTTTATGATGATTTGAAACTATAATTCTTCCTGCTAGCGTATTATAATCTGGATGTATAGACGCCATAGAAGCACATTGTTCCGCACTTAATTCATCTATTTTAGTAGTAGAAATGCCATTATACAATTGGTCAATTACCTTCATAACAAGTGTAGTATAATTAATTTTTATTCCAACTTCCATACCAATCGTTTTTATTCGCTTCAATATTTTATCAAAAGATACAATTTCTTTATTACCATCGCGTTTGGTAACATACATTTCTTCTTCTTGTGATAATAAGTGAGATTTTATAATTGAAGACATATTATAAATATTATTATAATAACGAAAATAACATTTATATTATTTTTTATTTCATTATTTTTATATAAAATAATTTAATGACTTGTTCCATCAAAACGGTTACCTTTTACAAATACCAGTTCATATAAAGTCCATAATTTGTTAAAATGTTCTGGATACATAACATCATCATTTATTAATTCTACATTTTGAGGTGTTTTAAATGTGAAATCAACATCTTTATACGCTTGTTGTAAGCAGCCAATATTCCAACCATTTTCAATAATTAATCTTGACATTTTTATTTCTTTTTCCATTACCGCCTCAAAAAAACCATTTACATAGTTAGTAACTGAAAATAATTCTTTTTCTATTAAAAATTCCAATGTTTCTCTATTCATAGCAAAAATATAGGATTGTAAATGTATATAATTTAAACGGTCTTCTTCGGTAAAATCTTTTTTATAAAAATACTTTAAAATATGCGTTTGTGGAACATTAATAGTTGAGCCAAATAATTTAACCTTATCGTTCAATCCTTGTAAATAAACATCAGTCCACTTTCCTTTATAGTAAGATGGTAAATGAGGTCCACTAACAGATGAATTTACAAAAATAAAATTATCATATTTCTTATATAAATCATCTGTTAAAATTCCTTCTGACCAACCACCGAAATCAAACCCAATATTATCTCGTTTCATTACTTTCACATAATCAAAATCTGGTAAAAAAACTTTTTTATTATTACAAATAACCAAAAAATCTACATTATCATCTTTGAATATACAATTATGATAAAACATTTGAACTCTACTATTGTATTCGTGTAAAACATATGCTACCAGCGTTTTCATTATAATTGTGTATAATTATAATAAAAAATATTTAACTTTTTTCATTATTAATATATTTACAATATATTTACAATATATTTACAATAAGGAATGAAAAGTATTAGTTTCATTTCCTGATAATTTTACCAAACAAATATGATTAGATAAAGGTAAATTTTTAATATGCTTATCATTATTATTCATTGTTTCAACAACAACTTCTGTTTTTATTTTTTTTTTACTAGCACGGTGTTCATACCCTTCAACTCGTTCTTTTAAAATAATATTCCAAACTTCTTTTATTTTTGGTAATGCGCTTTCAAACCATAATCTATTACGTTTAATCAATACGCACGAAAATTCATCTAAATACCAATATAATGTATTGAATAAAACATATTCATCTCTATATAAAAGTTTTGTATCTTTAATCCATTTATCTATTGAATTTTTATCTTTTTCTGTTTCTAAAGGCATGTATTTATAAAAAGGTAAATTTATTGAAGAAGTAATATTATTATTTATAGAAGTAGTTCTTTTAATAAAATAAAGAATAACCCCTTTATAATCGTGTTCAGTATCTTGGTAAAATTTTTCTTCATTTTCATATTCTTTAATTCGCGTTTCAACAAAGTCACATTCATCTAAATCACAGGTTTCCATTTGAATTTGTGTTTGTATCCAATATTCTTCTTTTGGAGTTCCTGTAATTTCACGATTATAAATATTCTTTATTTCTAGCATACGGCCAAATAATAATTTATTTGTTGGGTCACAATTAATTCCGTCAGGGGAAGCGCCAATAAAATTGTATTTTTCGTGAGGAATACAACCAAATTCATCTATTTTGGTTTTATACATATCTTCATATATCATAATAGTAACAGGTTCATATTTAACACCCCAATGTAATGAACTATTAGTATTTGCGTTCATATAATCTAATTTATTCTCATCCATTGGTTTACATTTTTCATATATAAAACTATTATATTGTGCTTCCGAATTGAATATTTTCCAAATATTACTTGCGGTTAGTAGATTATTTCTAGCATTATTCCATTCTACTGATTTTTGTTTTGCTTGTGGAATTTCCTTTAATTTTGTTATTTTATTTATTAACGTTTCAATATTTTGTTCAACATCATTATCGTTTACCGAATTTAACATAGAACGTAAAGGAACATCGCAAATATCAAAATATATTTCGGATAATTGTTGTACTATTTCCTCTATTTCATCGTAATCATCTTCACTACAAATACCACAGTCTAACCAATAATCAAAATATAATAGAGAAATTTCTTCCACAAATTTTTTATAAAAATTAGGCGAAGACATTTTGAGAATTTGATTTATCATATATTCTTCCATTGTTTCATAAATATCTTCTTCTATAATTGATAAATCATTGAATGACAATTCTGAAGTATTTAATTGGTTTTTTTCAATTGATACTAAGCTACTAGTAACCGATGTATTATCACTTATTGTTTCGTTTATATATTCTTCATCCATTTTCTATTATAATAATATAATTTACTTTTATATTATTATCTATATCAATTTTCTGGATAAAACAATTGAATGTAAATTTTATGTAGTTATAATATAATGAAAGAAATAGATAGTGAATATTTGGTAAAAGGTAATTACTATTATATACAAGATAATACTAGTAAATATATAGGAAGTTTTTCTAATATATTTCATTATAATTATTTTTCTATTGCTGTATTTGATAACGTTAGTAATTTAATTACAAAAAATTATCCAAATATAACAAAGAGTTTCTTACTAACTGATTATTATTTTCATTATACATATTTCTTTATCCCGCAAAAAGAAGAATTTTTATTGAAACAATTACTGCGACAAAAAATTAAGGATGTTTATTGTATTTCTTCAATTATAGAAAACTTGTATTGTCAAAATAAATGAATTTTATAAAGAACAATCATATTCTACCATTTCTTTGACTAAATCATCAAAAGAATAATGTAATTTCCATCCCAATTCGGTTCTGGCTTTTGTGCTATCTCCTAATAATTCATCTACTTCTGCTGGTCTAAAATATTTTTCAGAAATAAAAATTAATTCTCTACCTGTGTTTTCATCGTAACCAATTTCATTAACACCTTCTCCTTTCCATTTTATGTTGAACCCTTTTAAACCAAATGTTTTTTCTACAAATTCTCTAACACTATGATATTCATTTGTAGATAAGACATAATCATCCGGTTTATCATTTTGTAATATTAACCACATACCATATACATAATCTTTAGCATGTCCCCAATCGCGCAATGAATCTATATTTCCTAATACTAACTTATCTTGTTTTCCTTTGATAATATTACCTAACGCCATTGTTATTTTACGAGTAACAAAATTATGCCCTCTTCTTGGACTTTCATGATTGAATAAAATTCCAGAGCAAGCATACATACCATATGATTCACGATAATTTTTTGTAATCCAAAATCCATATAATTTTGCTACTCCATATGGAGAACGAGGATAAAAAGGTGTTTTTTCAGTTTGTGGGACTTCAACTACTTTTCCATATAATTCAGATGTAGAAGCTTGATAAAATCTTATTTTGTCGTTTGGTATACCACAATTTCGTATTGCTTCTAATATTCTTAATGTTCCTAACCCGTCTACATTTCCTGTGTATTCAGGCATTTCAAATGAAACTTTCACATGGCTCATTGCTGCCAAATTATATACTTCTAATACATCTAGGTTTTCCGAATATTTTTTTCTAATTTCATTAAATATATTCATTAAATTGATACCGTCTGTTAAGTCACCATAACGCAAATGTAATTTTTCAAATAAATGATCAATTCTTGTAGTATTGATAAGAGAACTTCGGCGTATTATTCCCCAAACATCATAGTTTTTCTCCAATAATAGTTCGGATAAATAAGAACCATCTTGTCCAGTAATTCCAGTAATCAATGCGACTTTTACCATTGTATTTTATATATTATAATAATTGTTTTATATAGATACATTTATATTATTTTTTCATTATTTAGTATCTTCCACTAAATCATTATTCAATAATGTCCGTTTAGGTGTTAACGATTTCAATGTTGAAACGCGTTTAGCATCTAATATTTTCAATGTAAAATTACGGTTGGAAACATTAAAAAACAAAGCAGGAATACTAATTATTTCCCGTTTTTCTTTATCATAAGTAACATCCTTTGTTTTTTGTAATTTGTTTTTTTCAAGACAATCAATAAAAAAGGCTTTTAAAGATTTAATATCTTTCACCGGTAAATTATTTTCTTTACCATATTTTTCAGCAAATATATGTAATTTTTGTATTTTTATTGTTTTATCTAATTTATTCCAAGCTTCACTTTTATTATGTAATTTCTCTTTTTCTAATAAAGAATCGATGATATTATAATTCATAGCATTTGTTTCATTTGAACCAGGGAAGATATTGATAATATTTTTATATTTATTAATTTTCACATCATTATCTTCATTATTATTTTCAATTGGTGCTTCATTTGAATTATTATTTTGCTTAAACATTTATATTAATAATTGTCTTTAATATATTATATATATTAAATAATGTTTATCTTGTTTTTTAAATATAATAAATTTGTTCAATTCATATTTATTATATATACCATAGTTATAATGGAAGAAAGCCAAAGTAAAAAATTAATAGTTTCATTTGAACATAAAACCAAAGAAAAAAAAGAAAAAACAGTGAAAACACAGAAAGAAAAACAAAAACGACAAGTAACAACAACACCTCAATGGACATTTAATGAAAATGATTTGGAATATGAAAACCAAATGAAATTAATAAAAGAAATACAAGAAAATAAAATAGTAAACAGAGAACCTTGTAATTTTATTGTAAGACAAATTAATAATAAAATATATGGTTATCGCACACAAGATATAGATAAAAATTTATTATGCGAAGAAAAATTAATAGATTTACAAAATGTTCTCAATTTAATGATAAAATGTGACAACAAATGTTTTTATTGTAAAGAAAATGTCAATGTTCTCTATGAATATGTTAGAGAACCCAAACAATGGACGTTGGAACGGTTGGATAATAATTTTGGTCATAATAATGATAATGTAGTAATTGCTTGTTTATCGTGTAATTTACGACGAAAAACGATGCATTATGAACGATTTGTTTTTACAAAGCAATTAAATATTATCAAAAAATAAGTTTTCTATGAATAAAAATATATAAATATTAGGTATTTAAACTATATAATAACAAGGTTCTCAATATGTCTTTAAAAATTCATGAAAATATATATCAAAAATTAGATTATTTTTATGAACAACAAAAAGTACCTCATATTATTTTTCATGGTTCATCTGGTTGTGGTAAGAGAACAATAGTAGATAATTTTTTAAAGAAAATATATCAAAATGATAGTAAAAAAATGAAAACAAATATTATGTTTGTCAATTGTGCTCATGGAAAAGGCGGTATAAAATTTATAAGAGATGATTTGAAATTTTTTGCGAAAACAAATATTCATTCTAATTCAGGTGTTCTCTTTAAAACAATTGTATTATTAAATGCGGATAAATTAACCATAGATGCTCAAAGCGCATTGAGGCGCTGTATAGAGTTATTCAGTTCTAATACAAGATTTTTTATAATAGTTGAGAACAAACATAAATTATTAAATCCTATATTATCGCGATTTTGCGAAATCTATGTTCCAGAATATATAGAAAATGGTAAAGTAATCAATTTACACCAAAAGAAAATGAATAGTAATTTAATTTATAACAATAAAATACAAGAAAATCAGGAATGGATAAATAATAAAATAAATTCTACTATTATTAGCAACAATGATAATAACATTCATAACAAATTACTTGAATTATCTGTTGAATTTTATGAAAATGGATTATCGTGTCTGGATTTAATAAAATGGATTGAAAATAATGAAAAAATTACTGGTAAAGATAAAACGGACTTATTAATGACGTTTGATAAAATAAAATCAGAATATCGTTGTGAAAAATTATTATTATTATATTTATTTGATTCGTTAAAAAATGTATTAAAAAATAGCGGATAAATAATATAATGGACGATTTTGTAATTTCAAATCTACACGAATCAAGAAATGAATGGTCAGCAAGATTAGTCAGTATTTTTACACCATTAGTTATAGAAGGTATACGCTCTATATTTAATGAATCTTGGAAATTATGTTTAGATAATGATGAAGCAAATAAATATTTGATGACTTTTCAAAATTTATTAGCAAGAATACCGAAATGGAATTCTGTAATTATTGAAGAAGAACGTAAACGAATAATAGAAAGAAGTGGTTGTAATTATTTAGAAGATTTAATATCTTGTGTTCACATCATACAGTTAAAAGTTCTCACATGTATTCGCGTAGGTAATAAACAAAAAAAGATTGATATTTCTATACCGAAGTTAGACCATTTTATTCATAAAGTCTATATTAATGCTGCTAGAAAGATATATATGAATGTATATTTATTTGAAAAAAATATTTCACCATTACAAACACAGAAAAATAATCGTGAATTAGAAACGATTATTGAACAATGTATATTGAATGCTATTCGTGAAAGTATACCAACTGAAGCTATTATTCGTGCTTATATGGATGAGACTACAGAACAAGAAGAAGAAGTTATTATTGAAAAAATAGAAGAACCTCATGATGATGTTAAAAGTAATATGACTGAAGACGCTAAAAATAATGAAGGTGATGAAAAACGTGAAGATGTAATTAGAAAAGAAGAAGATATTCCATCTGTTGTACCATCTATACAAAATATTAATAACGATGAAGTTGTAACGCGTTTGACATTTAATGATATTGATAGAGTTATGGATGAAGATAATAAAATTCAATCTATTACCGCACCAAAAACCATAGAAAGATTAGAAGAAATAAGCACTTCAAGAGCTTTACAACGAAAATTAGAGGAAGAAGAATCCGATGACGACGACGATGACCGAATAAGAATACATACAGACACAATTGATTTATCTGGTTTTGATGTATTAGATAATGATAAGAATAATTATATTTCACACGATATCATGTTAGATGATATAGAAGAATTAGTATAATTCGTTGTAATATTTATAATAATATTTAATTATTTAGTATACAATTATGGAAAAAGTATTTTTAATTTCTATATTAATAACCTTTTTATTTTGTTTGTTTAAATTTATTGAAATGAAATATTTAGATAAAGATTTTAAACCATTAAAGATATTTGTCCGAGATTCTATTTATGTACTTATATCTTCGTTTGTAGCAACTTTCTTTTATTATCAAATGGATGGTAAAATAACTGATTTTTTGAATGTATTAACCGATACAAAAACATTAAACACTGGAACTACAGAGATATTTACAGATGAACCTGGTTTTTAGAAATAAAAAATGCGAATCTTAACTGGAATAAATTTACTACAAAAAATTAATTACAATTATTTACATTTGTAATTAATAGATTTAGATTATTAATTTTTTAGAATTAATATTATTTTTATATAATATAGAATGTTTACGACTTGGCAAAATACTAATGCGAAAGTTCCTACAGTAAATATTACTCAAGACACTAACGTTAAACCTATTGTAAATGTCACGAATATTACTAAATCAATTTTTGTAAGCTCAGTCGCAAGTATATTTACCACTGATCTTCAAGTTCGTTCTAACTTTTATGTTTTAGCTGACACATCATTAAACAATAGATTATTTTTATTAGGAGATGCCAGTTTTTCTGGTGCGTTTTATGTAGCAAAAGATGCAAGTATAAATTCAAGATTATTTGTACAAAATGACGCTGCGATGAATGCCAATTTATACATCAATGCTGGCACTATATTGAATGGGGATGTTTCTATGAATTCGCGTTTATATGTAAGAGGAAATACATTATTAGGAGCATCTTTAATTGTTTCTGGTGATGTTTCTTTAAATGGTAATATAAATCTTGGTAGGGATATTTCATTGAATGGTAATTTAATTGTTCGCAATAGATCCACACAAAATGGTGATGTTTCTATGAATTCTAAATTATTCGTAGGAGGTGATGTTTCTATGGGGTCTAAATTATATGTAGTTGGTGATGTTTCTGTTAATTCAAAATTATTTGTTGGGGGCGATACATCTATGAATGGTAATACTAATATATCAGGTAAATCAACACAAAATGGTGATGTTTCTATGAATAATAAACTATTTGTTGGAAGAGATGTTTCTATGAATTCAAAATTGTTCGTTGTAGGTGATGTATCTATGAATAATAAATTATTTGTTGGTGCTGACGCATCGTTTATTGGCAGTTTATATATAAATGCTAAATCAACACAAAATGGTGATGTTTCTATGAATAATCGTTTGTTTGTAAACGGTGATGTATCATTAAATTCTAATTTAACTATTGTTAAAGATACAACAATCAGTTCTCGTTTATTTGTTACAGGTGCTTCTAATTTAACAGGGAATGTAACAATAACTGGTAGAACTATTAATTTAAGTGATGTATCTATGAATAGTAATATATCAATTGGAGGTAGAGCAAATATAATTACAGGATTGAATGTTGTAGGAAATACTACTTTAAATCTATTAACTTTATTAAGTGATGCTTCTTTTAATAATAGATTATATTTAGGTGGTAAATCAATATTAGAAGGCGATGTATCATTGAATTCTCGTATTTATGTAGGAAGTAATGGTATATTTAATGGCAGTATATTATTACAAGGTGATGCTAGTGTGAATTCATCTTTATCTGTCGGTGGAAATGGAAGAATTAATGGTAATATGGTT